GGTTGGGTTAGAGGTATAAGTACCAGGCTCAAAGAAGAAGCGCAAGTTGACCTGGCCCAACGCAATCAACTCATTAAACCCAACCCCCGGACTGGTAGAATCAGCCAATTGACGAGTAGGAAGAATATCATCAATAGGCTTAAAAATATCAACATACTTTACCCCAGAGATATCCTGAAGCAGCTTGTACAAGGACGACACAAATAAAGGTGACCCCATTTCAAAATTCCTAATATTAAAGAAACTCTGCAAAGCAGTATCAACAGCAACCTTCACCGTCCCAGGATCTGAATTCCTACTCAAAACAATCGTAGCCTCAACTTCAACTGGCTTCACCGCCCCATTATAAACCCGAACCTCATCAGTCAAAACATTCAAATCATCAAAATAAGTAATCAACCCCTGCTTCAAACCACTACTAGGCATAACCGGAACTGACTCAGGCCCTTCAGCAAGAACATAAAGCTCAACAATATTACGATTAATAAACTGAGTCTGCATAATAATAACAGCCTCATCCAACGTAGGAGCAGCTCTAACAGCTTTAACAACGCTAGTGATATCCTGATCCACACCAGTACGAATAACACCCATCGCCTTAGCCACAGCACCATACACCGGATGAGTAAACTCAGCAGCCATCAGACCATAATCTTCACCAGTAATCGCGCTCGCATGTGTAGCATACTGCAACGGAGCACGGACTTTCGCCTGCTCCAAAGACTCCTCATCAGTACCTCCAGATGAAGGAGTCGGATTCCTGAATTGAACCTCCACAGAAGCAGTAGCAGGCGGTTGCGGATTAATCGGCCTAATCTCATTAATAATACTCGCACCAATCCTCCCACGAATACCACCACCAACGCGATACCTCACTTGGATAATCTGTCCAGAAATTGGTGCCTTTCCAGCATTATCATCACCAAAAATGATTCTAGTAGTCAAATCAAAATGCCTGACCTCATAAACCTCATCCTGTGGATCAGATTCCTGTAAGACATCAACCCGACGCCAACGAGTAATAACCTCACCAGAGATGACATCAATAATGATCGGTTCATCAAGGACATTCTCATCATCAATTTCAATATACTGGTTAGGACCACCAGCAGAAGTAACCATAATCGGAGTCTGAAATGACCCTTCAATGCCATAGGCAACAATACCCCTCTTACCAGGAGGGATAGAGATATATGAAGTAAAGTCGCCTGGGGCACGATAGATCTCATAAAGAACCGGGAGGTTATCTGGCCCGGTCAACGTAAAACTGAGACCAGCAGGTATCCTCACTTCAACTGGCATAGATGAGTTCAGTGATGCTTCGACATCTACCACTGCAGGTGTCGCCCTAGCAATCTGCTGGTTGATGAGTGCCAGGTGTTCAATTACAGCTTGTTTCGTCTGAGCAGTCGGTAAAAAAGATTCATCAACGAGAATATCTGAACGTTCAGAGAGCACATTACCAACCCATGAGACAAGTTCTAGGAACATAATCACGCCATTACTTGAGAAAAAGTCATTATGTTCATTCGGGAAGTAAGTTCTGATGTACTCGATTCCAGATCTGTTTAGAGCATCAAAATCAAGCGCAGAGAAGTCAAGCCGGCGTAACGATGCAGGTGCTAAAGCTACGCCGAATCCTTCCGGCACATTTGGCATTTCAAACAAAGTCTGGTCGGCCATAATTACTCCTATGTAAGACTTTTGCTCAAGTCATCTGGTTATTCGTCTTCGTAGGAATATTCAATTGTACGAGGACGTCGGAATCAATCGCCTTAGCACCAGTACGGAACCTATTAACTTGAAAATAACCGAAGACAGTAATGATCAAAATACCATTATCATTCGATTCTATGGTTATATCAGTAACAGTAACCCTTGGTTCGAATTTCTCAATCGCAGTAATAATTCCGTCCTTTAAAGTAGACAAGTCTGCAGCTGTCATTTGTTCAAATAGGAAAGGCCGGATCGGTGAACCAAAATCAGGGCGCATTACTCTCTCACCAGGAGCCGTCAACAACAACTGAAGCAAATCATTCCTGATCAACTTCTCGTCTACTTGCCTGGAAAGGACCTTCTCCTTACCACCCATGAATGGGGAATTGAAACCGTAGAAAAGTGGCATTAGCGGACCACCTCCCTTACGTTGAGGATCTGACCGACGATAAGCTCAGCAGCCACAACCTGCCCGTTGTAATAGGCAATCAAGTCAACCTTCGCCTGCTCCAAACCAGCCTTTGTGGCAGTAAGGGAGTCCAAGATGTCCTTACCTTGGCCAGTTAAAGTATAAACAGTCTGAGCAGCATCCATGGCCTTGCCAGTTTCATTGATCTTCTTTTGGTTATCGGAAATAGCAGTCTTTGCATTATTGATATTGGTGAATGCTACGTTCAAATTAACTACTAATTTATTGAATTGCTCATTTGATGAGTCAATTAACCTTGCAATCTGGTTAGTGGTTAAACCCATTGCTTCGAGATTAAGCAAATTCAAATTTTGCTGGAGGTCGAGGTTATCGGATACTTGAACCTCAGTAAGATCTGTAGTAGTATCTTCGAAGCTTAAAGTCTGTCCGACCTCGAACATCTTCTGGCCAAACCCAGCCGGCCCCTTTGCGCCATAACTGACGCTGAAGATCAGGTTTCCAAGCGATGCCCTGCGTTCTTTACTAGTATAAACTCTTGTCGGTAGATCCTGATAATCAGCGGCTGAAGAAAGTTGTGAAACGTAGCTCTGCGTACGTGGTGGGTCGTTACTTGAGATAGTAAATGTCACATTCCCAGGAGTAGTAGCTGCCTGGGGCAGTATGGAGTTATATAATGCTGTCGGAGCCGTAATTATCACGAATCACCGTTCTGAAAAGCTTAGACGGCTTTTCTACGTTTCCTTTCTACCCACAACCGACATCAACAAAAACGTCAGCAGTTAACTACCCTTTATTATATTTTCATTGACTTCCTCATATGGTCCGTTGTTCACCGCAGCTCTATCTGCTGGCCCAATCTTCTCTTGGATAATTGGTTGAGGATCAAGAACTTCACACGGACCACCAGTAGCAGATTGAGCGCCACCACCAGGGAACGCCTGTGGCAAGAAACCAGTATGTTTCGGTGCATTATCAGGGACATCCATATTCCATGCCCCACCAACCAATTGGGCGTGTGACCCAGCAGCTTCCATATTAATCGCTGACCCGGCTTTCATAGTAATCTGGTTTCCAGCTTTCAATGCAATATCCCGCTCCGCGATAATCTCAACATTAGCAGCGCAATAAATCTGTATCGGGCCATTTGCATTATTTCTAATAACTATCCTAGATGGGTTCTCTGAACTATTATCACATATCATAATCAATTGATCACTGCCGGTCTTCGCCCTCCAAATTCCCAATCCATATTGTTTGGAGAACCACATACCACGTCGTTCACCGTCCAAAATCTCAGTCCACGCGCCATCCTCACCGACACGCCCATCACGTGCTTCCAGACCTTGATTCTCGATTGCATCTGCAGTCGGAAAATCCTCTGGTTCATTCTTCCTGCCATTATCCTTATTACCAGACGTCTTAAGACGGAGATAACCATTAGCCTTGTCAAGTTTCAGGTGATAAGTATCATCTTCTGGCGCATACGTCATGCCAATACCAAGAGCAAACTCATTCTCCTTCAATCTCTGCCATTCCCTGGAGATATCACCGTTAAGATCTGTGCAGATGAGAGCATAATCTTTCTTGTCGTTTAGCTCAATAAGCTTCGACTTTGGGGAATACCATCTGCTCGTATCAAGTTCATCTTTATCGTTCGCTTCAAAGGCAAATCCACGCTGAGTGCTTGTTTCCGTCGTCCAGCTACGACGTGATTTGAAGAGCCAACCATTAGCCCTTGGCTTCTCCTTATTAGTAGCATCCTTTGGGTCGGAACCTCTATCATCTAGAACAATCTTAATACCCCAACGTGTAACCAGGCGCATCTGCCTGGCGTCTCTCTTCGTCCAAGTATCCTGTTCCTCATCATCACCTTTTGCACCAACTTCATCAATTAGCTTCTTCTTGTAGAACTCATCATCCCCAGGATGAAAACCAATATCCATAAACTGAAGTAAATGACCACCCTTAGTGCGGAGCTTCAACCAGCGTTCATCTGAACCACTCCATTTCGATAACGTTCTCGGCTAACCATATTCATCAGGGCGTGATTTTGTCTGACCCGCATCTTCCTTTCCAGACATTCCGCCGCCTTCTTGTGCCCATCCAACGTCACGCATTTCAAGTTTATGCCCGGCTCTTGTTTTGATTTCAAAGCGTCGTTGATCTTGACTTTCTGATTTTGGTTTATCTTCATTCAAGAGTTTCTGGAGATAGAAGTACCTATTAATCTCAAAATCGCGATCCTTATCGAAATCACCCTCAAATTCACCAATATCACCATCCTTCTTCCAGTAGTAACCTACGTCTGACATTATCATTATGACGCCGTACTTGGTTACGTTAGCAACGTATTTTCTGTCTGGATTGTTTATTTCGGGCTTATCGCCAAAGTCGAATTTGGATTTTGATATGGCATCAGTTCCATTCGGAGCAGGCTTATCTTTATGCTCCGTAGGATAAAAACCAACGCTAGAAACAAGGTTTAGATTTCCATATCTGTCTTGATTTCCATGCGACATTGGTCGGCGATCTTTTGGAAGGTAATCCTCTTGATAATCAGATGGAGTTTCATCTGCCGTTCCATCTTCTTTAACGGCCAATGGTGATTTTGTGAATATTGATTCGAGTGGGTAATATTTTCGTCTTGTTGGTGTGGCGAATCCAGTCCAGATTGGTCCGTATGGGTGTTGTTTTTCGAAGGTGATCCAGACAATGTCGCCAATGCAGGGGTTGCTCCAGGAGCCTGTGTTTTTACCGCCTAACCATGGTGCTTTGTCTGCCCATGGGCATTGTTCTGGTTTGAGGTTGTAGTCATGTAGTTCGGGGCATTTGAAGCGGACTCTATACCATTGGAGTGGGTCGTTGGTTTCTACTACGAGTGCTCGGTATTGACCGGGGAATCGTTCGAAGAGCTGTCTGGTTCGTTCTGCGCCGAAGCTCTGCCAGACCAGATCTACTCCGCTTGCTTCTTCCATTTTACAAGAACCTTCTTAATGCCGTATTCGAGGGCACCTTTATGACCATGCCTGCACGGGGCCATCCGACTGTATTTAGTGGTCGGTTATACATTACGACTACCCATTCGAGCATTGGTGTGCCATACTCATCTTGGGCGATAACGTCTGGTCTACCTGCAGTCCTTTGATTTATTGTGACAGCGATGATGTCTTGTTCGTTATAGTTTTCGTGTTTTACTACTTCAGGCTTCTTCCATAACCCATATGTTGGTTGCCCATTTATTCTAATTGGGGTGTTTCCGTTGAATCTTGAAAGGGTTGATTGATTGATTGACATTAGTACCACTCCGGCTTAGGACCTGGTGAAAGATTTTCTGAAAACGCCTGTCTCGGCGGCTCTTTACCATCGATAGATCCTAATTGTGTGACCATTTGTATTGAAATCGCAGCTTTTGTATAAAGAGGGTGGTATTTTCCATTAAAAGCAACCATTTCAGGGCCATAGCTTATAGCAATATTTTTCATAATGAATTTAATGTTATCCGGTAGAATTTCAGTATATTTAAATACAACTACTGGTAAAAAACTGCCAGGTAATTTAAATTCAAAATGATAACTTTTCAGATGCCGTAATTGTAAGGCAATAAAATCAGGTGTGAAAACATTATCAGTTGCAATATATTCCCATTCAACTTCAAGTTTTCTAGCAGTAGCACCTTTCTGCCATACTACCGGCCCAGTTGAATATGTGTTGGCTTTATCTGCCCATATCATAGAGTTATTCTCAGAAACGACTTTCGGAGGAAATTGTAAATTAATAATATAGCTTACACCTTGAGCTGGTTGTACACGAATTTGGGCCGTATCAAGTAACTTCTGATCGAAATTAGTTAGTTGACTCTGCGACATTAGAATGCCCACCTGTTCGT